GTCATTTTTTTGCGGCTGAGGGTTTTGCGAAAAGTTCCCAGCCCAAATGCAGCAGGATTTACAAAATGTTGCGGGCAAGGTTACACTGGACAAGTTAAGGAAAACTTTTGCGCACGCAAAAAAACGAATTGAAAGAATGACTAAGAAAAAAACAGCGGGGAAAAAATGGGCAAGCGTGGACCGGCACCGAAGCCAACAGAATTAAAAAAAATAGCTGGCAACCCAGGCGGTTATCCTTTGAATGAAAGGGAGCCTGAGTTCACAACTGAGAAAAATATGGCCCCACCGGCGCACCTTGATGCGCTGGCCAAAGAGGAATGGGCACGGGTGGCCCCTGATCTTGAAAGCAATGGGCTGCTTTCCATAGTGGACCGCGCCGGTTTGGCCGCATACTGCACCGCATGGAGTCGCTGGGTGCAGGCGGAGTCGGCGCTGGATAAGATCAAAGCGCTGGATAAACAGTTTCATGGCCTGGTGGTAAAGGGCAGCAAAGGCAATTTAATCACAAACCCGCTGGTGCGGGTGGCCAGTGATGCAATGGAATTGATGGTAAAAACCGCGCAGCAGTTTGGAATGACACCCAGCTCGCGCTCACAAATAGAGCTTGACCCTGCAGCAGATGAAAACCCGTTCGACAACTTCACGCGCCCGCCCGCCACACACTGACTGGATAGGCATCGCAACCGGCTACGCGCAAAAAGTGCTGGCCGATAAAAATGGGGTATTCACCTGTAAGTGGACCCGCCTTGCGTGTCAGCGTTATCTGGATGATCTGAAAAGGTTCGCCAAAAAGGGCGCACCCTATTACCTATGCCCGCAAGAGGCCGCCCGCGCGTGCGGTTTCTTTTCGCTTTTGCCCCATGTGGAGGGCAACTGGGACACCAAAACCATCACGCTGCAACCGTGGCAGGTGTTTATTGTCGTGAATGTTTTCGGATGGCGGCGCTCAGCTGATGGCCGCCGCCGGTTCACGGATGTTTATATCGAGGTGGCGCGTAAGAATGGCAAGTCTGTTTTTGCATCTGGCTTTGCGCTTTATGCTCTATGCTGTGAGGGAGAGCTAGGACCACAGGTAAAATGCGCGGCAACCACCGGCGACCAAGCCCGCATTGTGTTTGATGTTGCAAAAAAGATGGTTGATGCCACACCATCCATGCGCAAAGCATTCCGCCTTGAGCCGTTCAAAGATGTAATTGCCTGCTACACCACCGGCGGCAACATGAAGCCTATCAACAGTAAAGCATCCACACAGGATGGGCTTAACCCGCATTGTTCCATTTTGGATGAGTTGCACGCGCACCGGACCCGCGACCTTTTTGACGTTTTGAAATCTGCCCGCGGCGCGCGCAAGAATCCTTTAAGCGTTTACATCACGACCGCAGGGTACAACACCATGGGTGTGTGTTACGAGCAGCACCTTTATGTGCAAAAAATCCTGCAAAATGTTCACCCCGCGGACCACTATTTTGGAATTATTTACACGCTTGAGGCAGACGATGATCCGCTTGAGGAAAAAAACTGGATAAAAGCCAACCCGAATATTGAATTTATAAACCTGATCGAGCTGCGCGGCTATGCCGCCGATGCGCGTTTGTCGCCTGAAACCATGGCAGAATTTAAAACCAAGCGTTGCAATGTGTGGACCACGGCCAAGAATGGTTACATCAATACTGTGATTTGGCAAAAGTGCATTGGTAATGTTGATCTGCAGGAATTGGAGGGCGTGCCATGCTGGGCTGGACTTGACCTTGGCAGCGTGTCCGACCTTTGCTCATTCCGCCTGGTGTGGAAAGTTGGTGACAAACTGAAAACGTGGGGCCGCCGATATTTGCCCGAAGCCGCGGTCGACCCGCGCACAGAAAAGCACGGCATCCCTTACCGCACATGGGTAAGCATGGGCCTGATCGAACAAACACCAGGCAATGTTACAGACTATGAATACATAGAGAGGGATATACGCGCCTGCCTAAGCCGTTTTAAAATCAAAGCCATTGGCTATGATAAATGGAATAGCTCGGATCTGGTTAACCGGCTCATGGCGGATGGTGCGCCGCTGATCGAATACCGGCAAGGCCCGCAAAGTTTCAACACTCCCATGCGTGAAATCGAGCGCCTTTACCTGTCTGAAAACCTTGAACATGGCGGGGATCCGGTGCTGACTTGGAACGCAAGCAACGTGGTGTGCCGCACGGATGTAAATCAAAACCGCGCGCCCGATAAAAAACACAGCTTTGAAAAGATCGATGACTTTGTTACCCTTGCTATGGCAACCGGCCTGATGATGGGTAATGAGGGCGACATGGTTGAGGGCGAAAGCGTCTATGAACAACGGGGGATTCTGGAAGTTGACTTCTGATAACTCTAAAAAACGAAAACTAAAAATTGATGATGATGAAATAATCGGGTATGCCGGTATTATTGTCATGAGTGCTGGGTTTTTTGGCGTTTGGCCGCCCCTGGGCTTTATTGTGTTTGGCGCGTGCATGATATATTTGGCCCTGCACTACCCGCAAAAATCGAATGAAGGTTAAACGCCATGGGTGTGTTTGCAAGAATTGGTGCGGAACGATACAGCGGCATCGGTAGTGTGAGCGACACCGGTTTCTTTTCACGACTCATCGGCAACGGTAAAACAGCATCTGGCGTGGTTGTTTCGGAAAATAACGCGCTGACCATGCCCGCGGTGTATAACGCCGTGGGTCTTATTGCTGATGCCGTGGCGATGCTGCCTGCTGATATTTACCAAAAGCGCAGCACGGGCAGCGGCTCTGATGAAGTAAAGTCGCATGACCTGGATTATATTTTGAACGTCCAGCCAAACCCCTATATGACCGCTTTCACCTTGCGCCAAACACGGATGGCGCACGAGCTGTTGTGGGGTAATGGCTATAATGAGATTGAGCGCCGCGGCGGCGGGCAATGCGCGGGCTTGTGGCCGCTGCTGCCTGACCGCACCAACCCTGACAAACCGCAAGGCAAGGACTTGCGATACAAAACCACGATCGATGGCACGCAATACTGGGTGAACAAAGACAACGTGTTGCACATTCCTGGCATGGGATTTGATGGTTATGTGGGATATTCGCCTGTGAGCCTGATGCGGCAAGCCGTGGGCCTCGGACTTGCCATGGAAACATTCGGCGGAAAGTTTTTCGCCAATGATGCAAAAAGCGGCGGCTTCCTTATGCACCCAGGCAAGCTGGGTGATAAGGCTCAAGCCAACTTGCAAAGCAGTGAGGAAAAAAAATCCGGTCTTGAAAATGCGCACCGGATCCGAATTTTGGAGGAGGGCATGAAATTTGTGACCACCACCATCCCGCCTGAGGACGCGCAGTTTTTGGGTAGCCGGTCATTCCAGATTGCGGAGATTGCGCGTATGTTCCGCGTGCCGCCGATATTGCTCAGCTCCATGGAAAAATCGACAAGCTGGGGCAGTGGTATTGAACAAATAATGCTGGGCTTTTTGACCTGGACACTGCAGCCGTGGATTACACGCGAAGAGCAGGAAATGAATTTGAAGTTGCTCACCGAGGCTGAGCGTGAAAAAGGGCTATTTATAAAATTAAATGTCAATGCTATCATGCGCGCAGATATTAAATCGCGCAGTGCGTATTACCGCGAGGGTATTGCAGCAGGTTGGTTGACGCGGAACGAAGCCCGCGAAAAAGAAAACCTTAACCCGCTTGAAGGTTTGGACAAGCCGTTGGAGCCGCTGAATATGCAGCCCGCCGGTGAAAATGCAAATGATCCTGGGCAGGATAACCCGCCACCGGATTTTAATGATGAAGAGGATGAGGGCGATGAATCGTAGCGCCATTCTTGCTGAATTGAAAAGAGGCGCCTGGGCAATGTGCCCCAAGGCGCTGCAGTCGTTTTGGACCGCCGTACAACCCGCCCTTGCCCGCGGCGCTGCAGCTGATGATGATGCGCGCGGTGCTACCCACAACCACACACCGATCGACGCACAAAAATATACACCTGCCCAGGATAGAAAAACCGCGCAGCAACCAGGCACAGTCGTGGTTTTACCCTTGCGCGGCATCATTGACTACCGCAGCAGTTTCTTTTTGCAGTTTTTTGGCGGCACATCCGTGGAAGATTTTGCCAAAAAATTCAGCAATTTTGTGAATGACAGCCAAGTTAAGGCCATCATTCTTGACATCGACTCCCCAGGCGGCAACGTATCGGGGTGCACCGAGCTGGCAAAAATGATTTTTGAGGCCCGTGAAAAGAAAACAATTGTGGCACAGGTCAACCCTTTGGCCTGCAGCGCTGCATATTGGATAGGATCCGCGGCCACTGAAATGGTGATTACACCATCCGGTGAGGCTGGCAGCATTGGCGTTTACACGCTGCACGAGGATATAAGCAAATACCTTGACGATTTGGGCATCAAAGAAACCTTTGTGTATGCCGGTAAAAATAAGGTCGAGGGCAATCCTTATGAGCCGTTGGGTGAAGATGCCAAGGCACACATCCAAAGCACCATCGACAACTTTTATGATATGTTTGTCGGTGATGTGGCACGCCACCGCGGTATCAAACCCGCGGATGTGGAAAAACAATTTGGGCAAGGCCGCGCTTATGGTGCGGCTGAGTGCTTAACCCGCGGCATGGTCGATCGGGTTGATACCTTACAGGGCACTCTTGCGCGATTTGGGGTTAGCTTGTATGGTGAACAAGCGAGTCGTAGGGCTACCCCCTCAGCGCGTCTTGAGCGTCAAGTAAAACTTATGGGGGCAAGTTATGCACATCCGCCGGTGCAAAACACGCCGAATGTTAAAACCACCGGCGCAAATGAAGGAGAGTGAGAAATGCTTAAAGAGCTGATGGAAAAAAAGGGCGCTGCTGTTGCTAAAATGAAAGCAATCCTGCAGGCCGCCAAGGATGAAGATGGCCGCGACCTTACGGAAGCTGAGGCCACGGAATTTGATGCGCTTGATGCACAGGTGTCCGCACTGGACAAACAGATTGCCCGCGCACAGCGTTTTGAATCTCACGAGGCATCGGTTGAAGAAATCCAACCCGCCCTGTCCCGTGGTGCAAGCAACCGCGGTACGCCGCGCGCCGGTGGCGACCCCGCCAAAAAAGAATTTGAAAACATCGGTGAATTTATTCACGCGGTGCGTTTCAATCAAAACGATGCGCGTTTGTCATTCGTTGAGCAACACGGTGTCCGTGGTGAGCAACGTATGGACACCGGCACAAGCGGTGGCTTTATGGTTCCGGCGCAGTTTATTCCCACGCTCCGCCAAGTGGATCCGCAAGGCTCCATTATCCGCCCGCGCGCCACGGTTCTTGATGCTGGCAACCCGCCGGATGCAGCGGTCACAATGCCTGCCCTGGACCAAAGCACCACCAACCTGTTTGGCGGTGTGGATGTGCAGTGGATTGGTGAAGGTGCCGAGAAACCGGAAACCGATGCCAAGTTCAAGGAAATCACGCTGCAGCCGCAAGAAGTTGCTGGCCTTGTCACAGTCACCGACAAGCTGCTCCGCAACTGGGGTGCTGCCTCAAGCGTCATTGAAAAATTGCTGCGCGGCGCTGTTATCGCCGCCGAAGAAAAAGCATTTTTCAAAGGCGATGGCGTGGCCAAGCCGCTGGGCTTGCTTAACAGCGGTGCGCTGTTGAAAGTAAACCGCGCGGTGAGCAACCAGGTCGCTTATGCGGATATTGCCAATATGTTTGGCAGTTTCTATGACCCGACCGGCAAGGGTGCTTTCATGTATAACCCGCGCATCCTGCCAACGCTGATGAAGCTCAAGGATGAAGATGGCCGCCTTGTATGGCAAAACTCGGCGCGCGAAGGCGCACCGGACACGCTGTTTGGTTTGCCGGCCTTCAAAAACTATCACAGCCCCGCGCTGGGTAGCCTTGGCGATCTGGTGCTGGCCGACTGGGCAAACTACCTGATTAAAGACGGTAGCGGCCCGCTGGTCAGTGCATCGGAACACGTTAAGTTCACGAGCAATAAAACGGTGATTAAGATCACCTGGAATGTGGACGGTCAGCCGTGGCTTAATGCCCCCCTCAAAGTCGAGGATGGCGGCACGGCATCGCCCTTTATTGCGCTGGATGTACCGGCCTAATACCAACCTTTTTTATACTGCCCCCAGTTCGCTGGGGGCAGGTTTGAAAAGGTTCAAACCAAACTGAGGAGAAACGGCATGGAAAAATTTAAAGAAGATCACAAGGTGGATGTGCTTATCAAGCCTCAGGCTGATATTGACACCTCTGATGTTACAGGTGCGGTGTATTTCAAAATGGACGGTTATCGTGAGGCCGCTGTGCTTGCCGCCTGCGAAGGCCCTGGAGCCGGAAAAATTCTGACCGTGCAACTCAAGCAGGCGACCGCCGCAAACGGCACGGGCAGCAAAAACCTTGGCTCTGCATTTACGGCCACGGCTGTTGCCTCAGAAGATCTTTCTGTTGTAGCGCAGGCGCTGGTGGAAGAAATGGACCACAAAAACGGCTTTATCTATATCAGCGCAACCATCGGAACGGATAAAGGTTCCGCCGTTGATGGCTCCGCTTTGCTTGTGCGCACAAAGGGCCGTTTCAGCGAATAACCCGACCTTTTTTATACTGCCCCCAGTTCGCTGGGGGCAGGTTTGAAAAGGCCGCAAACCAAAACCAAGGAGAGTCCACATGGAAAAAAAATTTCATGTTATCGCGCGGATGCAGGATGCAGACACCGGTGTTTATTTCAACCCTGGTGAAACATTTGAGTCTGATGATGAGGCGCAAATCGAGCGCCTGATTAAAGCCGGTTGCCTGAGCGACAAAGCGCCCAAGGGAAACGCCTCAGCCGGTGGTGGCTCGGCCAAAAATGACACCGACAACGGTGGCAACGGTGACAATGTAGATGCCACGGAAAGCGCCGTGACCTTTGCCAAGGAAAACAAAATTGACCTGGCAGACGCTGTTGCAAAAGGCTTGAAAGGTACAGGCGCGAATGGCCGTATCGGCAAGCCCGATGTGGAAAGCTGGCACAAGGCGCAGACCGCGGCCTAATCCTTAGGGGGCGGCTTTGAAAAATAACCTTACTCTGGCAGCTGCCCCCGCGCAGCTGCCTGTTGATCTGAATACCTTTAAAATTCACGCCCGCGTCCGCATTGATGATGAGACCGAGGATGAATATTTAAATGGCCTCATTGCCGCGGCGACAGAGTCGATCGATGGCGCAAACGGGTGGCTGGGCCGCGCCCTTATCACACAGCAATGGAAACTGACCCTGCCCGCCTTTCCAGGCACGGGCAAAATCATGTTGCCGCTGCCACCGCTGCAAGGCGTGGACTCAGTGAAATACATCGATGCCGCCGGTGCCGAGCAGACTTTTGCTGCTGAAAATTATGAGGTTGTCACCGCCGCCGAGCAGGGTTATTTGCGCCTTCTGAGTGGCAAGGCATGGCCCCAGGCAAAAAGCTGTGAGCCGGTCAGCGTGCTTTTTAAGTGCGGCTATGGTGGCGATCCCGCCGCGGTGCCTTTCAGGATCCGGCAATACATCATGGTGCAAGCAGCCGATATGTATAACAACCGCGAGGCCAACCTTGTGGGTACCAACATTGCGCCGGTGCCTGGTGTCGACACCATGTTGAACGATTTTAGATGGCGGGATGAATCTGATGCGTGCGGGACAGCTTGACCATCACATAAGGGTTTTAAATCCGGTCCTCACCCGCAATTCGTATGGTGAGGATATTCCGTCATGGCAAGAGCTGGCAAAAAAAGTGCCTGCAGGCGTTCTGGCCGTATCTGGCAATGAGCGCTGGATTGCGCAACAGGTCATTGCGCGCGCCGAGTTCCTTTTTAAAATCCGCTACCTTAAGGGCATCACGCCAAAAAGTGTGATAGAATATGATCCTGGGGATGGTACCGGTGTGCAGCAATACAATGTTTTGAGTGCTTTGCCGGTTGGCCGCAATGAGGGGTTAATGGTTGCCGCGGAAACGCGGGCCGATGCAAAGGCAGTATAAATGGCCGGTCGTCAATTTATAACCACGCGCCTTGATGGTGCCAAAGAATTGGAGGAGGTGCTTGAGCAACTCCCCAAAGCCATGGGGAAAAAGGTTTTGCGTGATGCCGGCAAGGTGGCGCTGGTGCCGGTGCTGGTTGATGCCATGGCTGGCGCGCGGCAGGACGTTGGAATTGTCAGCGGGAAATACCGATACAGCTACACAATCAACAGCAGCCTGACAAGCAGGCAGCGCCGCGCGGCAAAGGCCGCGGGTGAGGGTGGCAGCGTGGATGTGTATGTGGGCAGCAACGATTTTAAAGCACACCTTATTGAGTTTGGCACCCGTTTCATGCGCGCTGTGCCTGTTTTGCGGCCCGCGTGGGATGCCAATAAAGATAAGGTTTTTAAGATATTTTTTGACGAAATCGGCGGCAATTTGAACAAGGCGGCCGCGCGGCTTTTTAAAAAGGCTTTCAAGGGAAAATTAACAGCAGCTGAAAAAGCTGCACTGAGGGGGTAAGCCATGAGCGTGCAGAGCCATGTGCAGGATTTGTTTGCAAATACGGCGGCGATTGCTGCGATCGTAGGCAGCGGAGCCAACGCCAAAATTTTCCATGGTGAAGCGCCACAAGGCACGGGTATGCCTTACATCATTTTAACGAAAGTCTCAGCGCCGCGTGGGCATCACCTGCGCGGGCCTGATGGCCATGCCCAGGTGCGCCTGCAGATTGATTATTATGCCACCACGGCCACCGTTTTGAATGACGAAACCACTGGCCTGTGCCCCGCGGGCCGCCGAGCGCTGGATGGCTACAAAGGCAACCGCAAGGGCACGCCGATCAGGTCTTCGATCATGTTTAATGAGCGCGATTTTCCCACGCCTGATTTAAAAGGCTTTCGGGTCATGCAGGAGTTTTCTATATGGGTTAAGGAAACATAGGGGCTTTTTGGCCCCTTGACGCGGCAAGGCTTTACGCCGCATGATTTACCCGATATTATATGCCAATGTTTTAAAATTTATGGAGCCGCAAAATGCCAGCATCTGAAGGAAGATTAAGCCAGGACTCGTTTCTGGAAGTGTCATTCAAAATTCTTATTGCCGCCTCGACCACGCTGGCATTTGCCGCATCCGGCAAAACGATCACCCGCGCCGCTGGCTCGTGGATCACGGATGGTGTTGTTGCCGGCATGAGAATCGAAACGGGCAGCGCCACAAACCCTGGCCCGTTTTTAATCAAGACGGTGACAAGCGCCACGGTTTTGACGCTGGCCGATGATGAAACGGTCGCAAACGAAAGCGCCGCGGCATACGATGCAACCATTTGGGCCGAGGTGGCTGAGGTTGTCAGCCTCAACACGCCGGATGGTGAACCTTCTGAAATCGATGTTACCCATCTGCGCAGCGCCGCGCGCGAGTTCCGCAATGGCCTGCGCGATGAGGGCAGCATTACCGGTGAAATGAATTTTGTGCCGGATGATCCTGGCCAGATTATCATGACGGAAATGAAATCCGAAAAATACCCGCGCTCCGTGCGCATCACCATTCCGCCCGATGAGCAAGAAAACTTGTCGGGCTATCAATGGACATTCCCTGGCCTCGTGCGTGGCACGCCGGTCAGCCTTGCCGTTGATGAAAAGGCATCCAAGGCTTTCACAATCCGTGTGGCCGGTGAAGTTGAGGAAGCAATTTTAGAAGCTGCGTAAATCATGACCGACAATCCGATCAGGGGTCAGCACCGATTCCGTATGCTGGGGAAAAATTTCACCCTGCAATATACATGGGATCAGCTGGCCGAGCTGGAATCCGTATATGGGGCCAATGGCCCGCAGCTGGGTGACTTCACCGCGCTGGCCCACACCGCAAGCGTGGGCCTTATTGCGCGGCATCCTGAAATGACCCCTGAGCATATAAAATCCCTTTCCCCGCCGGTGTTTATTCTCAACCAGGCTGTGACAAAGGCACTGAAATACGCATATTTCGGTGATGATCGGGACGACACACCTGATGCTGATGCAGCACCCACAAAAAAAAAGCGCAATCTGTGGCACAGGTTTTTGGGCTTTTTGTCCGCTATGGCGGCGCGCCTGCAGACTTCTGGATCCTAACACCCTATCAAACCGCCCTGATTTTCGAGGAATGGCGCACGCGGGAAACCATCAATGCCCGCCGTGAGATGAGCCTAGCCTGGCATATTGCCATGTTTGGCCGTGCAAAGAAAATTCCTGACTTGCAGAAAGTATTGCCCCCACTCCATAATGAGGGCAGGCTGGAAAAGCGGGAGCGTTTCCGTGCATTCTTTATGAAGAATAGGGGCAAAAAAGATGGCTGAGCCAGTTGGCGTTTTACGGGCATTGCTCTCAGCAAGTTCCACCGTTTTTGAAAAGGATATGAAAGCCGCGCGGGATGCTGTGCGGAATAATTCCAATGATATGCGCACAAGCCTGGAGAAGTTTCAGGCCGGCGCTAACAACGCCATAAAAAGCCTTTTTTCCCTTCGCGCTGCAGCAGCTGTTGCCGCCGGTGCAACCGGCCTTTATTACGCATCCAAAAAAGCCATAGAGCTGGCCGGCAATATACAGGACTCCGCAAGGGCAGCCGGCCTTGCCGCGGATGAATATCAATCCCTGAGATATGCCGCATCGCAAAGCGGTGTGGGCATCGAGCAGTTTGATGCCGGTGTTGTGAAATTCAATAAAACCATTGGCGATGCCGTGCGCAAGGGCAGTGAGGGCAGCCGCGTTTTCAAACAGCTGGGCATCGACATACGCGATGGCAACGGCAACATAAAACCGACCGGTGACTTGCTCAAGGAGGTTGCTGCCCGGCTGGCCGCGATCGAGGATCCGAGTGTGCGCTCAGCTTTTGCGCTGGAATTGTTTGGTAAAGCCAATGCCAAAATGGCTGATTTTTTGGGGCAAGGCGCAGACGAAATAGAGCGCCTGCAGGCACGCGCCATGGAGCTGGGTTTGGTACTCAGCAATGATGTGGTGGCTCGTGCTGAGGCCGCTGGTGATGAATTTGAAACGCTTGAGCAAATTATAAAAATGGGCCTCACATCCGCCCTGCTTGAAACCATTCCACTGTGGGAAGCCCTGGCCAAAGGTATAAGCAGCCCTGAATTTGCCGCGGGTGTTAAATCAACGGTTTCTCTTATTCATCTGCTGGGCAAGGCGATTGAAATCCTTATCTACCCCATGCAAAAAGCGTGGGAGTTGGGTGAAAAAATAGCGCAAATGGAACAAAACCGGCGCACCACCGCGGCAAATAATGCCAAGGGTTATACAGAGATACAGTTTCCGCCGCCGCCTGGTTTTGAGAACGGACAAGGCGCTAAGCCAGCTGGCTGGGCAGCAGGGCAGCGCGGTACGCCGCCGGCCACCACCGGCCCTGGCTATGTCACAGATGATGCTCTTAAGGGTGCGGACGCTGGGGCAAAAATTGCGGAATCCACCAAGCAGATGCAGCTTCAATCTGTGAACCTTGGAAAGCTGATAACGCAATACAGGGATTTTAAAGGCAATGTTGCGGATCTGACCATTCAATTTGACCTGCAGGAGCAGGCGCTGCAGCAAAATATCGACCTGTCCACCAAGCAGGGGCAGGCATGGTATAATGCTCAGCTCGAAGGCAAAAAAATGCAGCAGCTGTATGAAGATCAGCAGCGCGTGCTTGATGAAATCCGCACACCGCAGGAATCCTATGCCAATGAAATCGAGCGCCTGAATGAGTTGCTGGCCGCCGGCGCGCTTAACCAGGATCAATATAACCGCGCGCTGGAAAAGGCGTATGACCGATTTGAAACCGCGCGGGATGCTGCCAATGAATTTGCTGATGTTGGCAAAGAAATGGGTGATGGTGTGGCCGATGCCCTTGAGGGAGTTATTACAAAAACCAAAAGCGCTGGGGATGCCCTTAAAGCTCTGGCGCTGCAGATGGTCCAGCTCATTGCAAAAAAGGCGCTGTTTGAACCTATTGCCAATACTTTTGGCACATTCCTTGGCAAAATTTTCAGCGGTGTTAATTTCGGCGGAGCGCGCGCTGCAGGTGGCCCGACATACCCTGGCAAAAGTTATCTTGTGGGAGAGGAAGGGCCAGAGCTTTTTACACCATCCGCACGCGGCAACATATCACCGAACGATGCGCTGGGTGGCGGTGGTGGCGACACTTACTATGACTTTAGAGGCGTTGATCCAAGCAGTGTTACGCGCCTGCAGGCCGAGCTGCGCAGGTTGGCAGGCCCAGGGGTCACTGAAAAGCGCGTGAGTGATGCAATGAAAAGAGGCGCCGTATGAGTATAGTTTACCCGCTGACCGCCCCCGTGCTGCCTTACCCCGTTGGCATCATCACGGATCTGGCATATGTGTCATCTAACAATATTTCACCATTCACGAAGGATGTGCACGGCACCCGTTTCCCTGGTGAACAATGGGTCTTTGATGTGCAGTTGCCCCCTATGGAAAGGGATGAGGCAGAGGAGTGGATTGCACTCCACAGCCGCCTGCGCGGCTCATATGGCACTTTTCTGTATGGCCCTAAGGGTGGAGACTTTGAACCGCGCGGCATAGCCACCGGCACGCCGCTGGTCAAAGGCGCTGGCCAAACCGGTTATGAGTTAATCACAGACGGATGGACACCAAATAAAACCGGAATTTTAAAAAAAGGGGACTGGGTACAGCTGGGCACGGGATCCTCTTCAAACCTGCGCAAGCTGGAGCTGGATGCAGACAGCAACGGCAGCGGCGAGGCCACGCTTACATTTTCACAATATGTGTATTTGTCGCCCGCGGATAATTCGGCGCTGGTTATTGAGGAGCCGGTCGGGGTTTTCAAAATGGTGGCCAGCAACGTGACCTGGAGCCTCGCCATGGGTATGCAATACGGCTATAATTTCAAGTGTTTTGAGATACCGCAAAAATGAGTACAGAAAGAAGCCTAGACCCTGATTTGCAAGCAGCGATCGCCGCCGCTGGGTGGATGCCCGCGTTTTTGGTGGAGTTCCTGTTTGACAGCGGGCCGGTGCGATTCTGGACCGGTGTTGGCGATTTAGATTATGGTGGAAATGAGTTTACCGGATCCGGTCACCTGCTGAGCCTCACGGAAATAACCGAGACACAGGAAATTGAAGCGCAAGGCGTGGCGTTTCAGCTGGCCGGTGCAGACGATCAAACCTTATCGCTGGCCCTCACTGAAAAATACCAGAACCGGCGGTGCACGCTTTACCTTGGTGCGCTGGATGAAAATATGCAGCTGGATGGTGCGCCATACGAGCTTTATTCGGGCCGCATGGATGTGATGGAAATAAACGATGCGCCGGACAGCTGCAATATTACACTCACCACCGAGAATGAATTGATCGAGCTGAAAAAGGCCAAGGTGTTTCGTTATACGCCTGAGGATCAGCGCAGGCGTTACCCTGATGATTACGGGCTTGATTTTGTACCGCGGACCACGGAAATGGAAATTATATGGGGCAGAAAATCTGCATAATTAAGCGCATGGATGGCTGGGAAAAGCGCCTGAGCCAGTTCCTGCGCGCGCGTGAAAGGATGCCTTTTAAGTGGGGCAGCCATGATTGTATGCTTTTTGCCGGCGATGCGATCGAGGCCATCACCAATGTTGATTTTTGTGCGCGGTACAGAGGGAAATATTCCACGGGCCGCGGTGCAAAGGCGCTGGTGAATGAGATGCACGGTGGAATCATAAGCAATATATTTTATGAGCATTTGGGTGAGCCGCTGGCCCATCCATTCAAAGCGCGCCGCGGTGATGTGGCCATGATGGAAATAAACGGGGTGACAAGCGGGGGTGTGGTGGATGACACCGGAAAATCCGTGTGCTTTATCACGCTGCGCGATGGGTTCGTGCGGTTTCCGCTGAGCGATAGAATGTTGATTTGGGGAGTGGGTTAATGCCGCCGGTCGCAGCTGCAGTTGGTGCAGGTTTATTAAGCAGCTTTACCATCACCGCCGCGGGGACGCTGGCGTTCAATTTCACGCTTGCATCTTTCCTGACAAAGACCGCCATTGCGCTGGTGCTGGGCTATGCGCAATCCGCGCTGGCCCCAAAACCAAAAGGCAGCACCGCTGGAAACTTTGGTGCGCAGGCTCAGGGTATAACTCAAACCGTGCGGCAACCGGTTACACCGCGCAAAAGGGTGTATGGACAGACCCGCATCGGCGGATCGCTGGTTTTTGCATCCATGACCAACGATAACAAATACCTGCATATGGTCATTGCTCTTTCCGAAGGTAAATCCAAAAGCATCGATGAATTGTGGGTAAGCGACTATGCAATTCCTGCTGATGCGCTGGATGCCAATGGGCTTGTGACATCTGGCAGATATGACGGATATATAAGGCTCAAAAAACACCTTGGCGAGGATAATCAACTGGCGGATGCGGCACTGGTTGCCGAGGTGCCTGAATGGACAAACAACCACCGGCTGCGCGGGATCACCTATATGTATGCCCGCCTGCAGTATAATGTTGATAAATTTCCAGGTGGCGTGCCTAACCTTTCCGCGTTTATGTGTGGAGCCGAGGTTTATGATCCGCGCATCGGGGACAGTAAATTCACCACAAATGCCGTGCTTTTGCAGCGTGATTATATTACAGATCCTGTAATTGGTTTTAATGCCGCTGACCGCATTGACGACACGGAAGCGATTGCGGCCGCAAACATTGCGGATGAGTATGTCACCACGGCCAACCAGGATTATGTGGTGGCATCGATCGCCACGGGGACCGATGTTATAACTTTGCAGGGCGCGCTGCTTGAGGTGATGATCGGGGACAAGGTAAATATTTTGGCCCCTGGCACTGTGCCTGGTGGGCTTTCAACGTCGACCGATTACTATGTTATTCCGTGGCAGTTCAAGGACACGCCACGCATCAAACTGGCCCTATCTCTGGATGATGCACTGGCAGGTACAGCGGTGAATATAACATCCACCGGCTCTGGTGTTGTCACCGTTCGCAAAATTGCAGAGCCGCGGTATCATGGTTGCGGTGTTATCAATACCGAAAACAACCTTGACGATAACTTAAAAGAGATGCTGACTGCCACCGGCGGTCGCGCGGTCTTTGCCGGTGGTAAATGGACGCTGGTGCCCGCGGCATATTCAAGCCCCACGCTGGAGCTGGATTATTCTGACATTCTGGAAGTTATCACCGTGCGCACAGCGCTGCAGCGCCGTGACACTTTCAACAGCATCAAAGGGGTGTATAGATCCCCGCTTAACCTCGATCAACCATCTGACTGGCCGGCGCTGGTGAGCAATACATTTATTGCAGATGATGGCGGGGAGCAGATATGGCGCGAAATGGACACCCCGTTCACGCCCCGCCCGCAAACTGCGCGCCGCATTGCAAAAATAGAATTGCTTAAAGCGCGACAACCTATCACCGCCCGCATTGTGGTTTCTGTGAAACGCGGCATCCGTGCACAGTGCGCAAAAACGCTTAAGCTGACGTTGCCGCGGCTTGGCTGGAATGAAAAGGTTTTTGAGGTCACAGGCTTTGGCCTGGTGCCGCGTGATGATGGTGGCAATCCCACAATCGCCGTGCAGCTGGATTTGCGTGAAACGGATCCAAGCGTTTTCGATTGGTCCACCTCGGAAGAACAGGCGGTCGACCCCGCGCCAAACACCTCATTGCCAAATGCCTATGATGTTACCGCACCAACCGCGGTGGCGTTTAACAGCCGGCCTGTCACAACCGCTGAGGCCGACACCATTTTTATTATGGCGCTGCAATGGGCACCGCATCCAAACCAATTTGTGCTTGAGGGCGGACAGTTCAACATTGAATATAAATTATCAAGCGCCGTGGATTGGTCGCCTTACCCGCCTTTGAAGGGAAATTCTATCAGCGCGGACGTTTTTCAAGGCAGTGTGGGTGATGAATATGACATCCGCATCCAGGCGGAAAACAACCTTGGTGTAAAATCGTCATGGGTTACGCTCTTAAATGTTTCCGTGGGCAGCGGCGGTGGCGTGACAGACACTGAAAACTGGGGTAATTTTACGGATGCGCTGGACGGTGCGCCATACGATTGGGCCGACTTTGCCACGGCACACACTAGCAGTGAAGACTGGGGCAGCTACGCGGCATAATGGAACGGAGTTAGAATGTCAAAACAGGTACAAATTCGCCGCGATACGGCCAGCAATATCAACGCCACCACGCCGGCACAGGGCGAGTTAGGCTATGATATAACCAACCGCCGCCTGCGCGCTGGGAACGGTGTCACGGCGGGCGGGATCATTCTGCCAAACGTCTACGATTTGCAGCAGCACCCTTTTGATTATGTGGCCGCTGGGGGCACCGGCAATGCCATCACCTTGACGCTGGCCCCGCCTGTGGAATCTTATGGCGCGGGCCTTACACTGAAATTTAAAGCAGGTGCAAACAATACCGGTGCCACCACTGTAAATGTGAATGGCCTCGGTGCCAAAAATATTTATAAAAAATCCGGCGGCACGGTCGGTGCGCTGGCCGCGGATGATATTGTGAACGGCGGCACCTACACCATCACTTATGATGGCGCACAGTTCCAGCTCGAGGCGGCCAGCCCCTCAATTGTTCTAAATATTAAACAGGGCGATTTGAGTACCTCCACCGGCACAAATAGTGCAGCCATTGGTGGTGCATCATCCTCATCCTCATGGGTTATGGGTACGGCTCAATCTTTGCCTGGTGGGCAATACGGATTTGCGCTCGAAACCGCGGTAAATACAGCTGACTTTATACCGCCAAAATTTGGTGGCTGGTTTTTTGGCCGAAACTCCACATCGTATGGCGCTTATGGCGTGCCTGCAAACTATGGAAACACTACATCCCGCACACTGTATATGCAGCAGCGCTATATTACATCTTCACCGCCAATTGATATGGGGGACGGTGATGTGCCAGGGCTTTTCATGTTCTTGCTGTTGAATGAATCCGGTGAGGTTGTTTCTCACTATGCCGCTGATGTACCGCCGTGGCTTTACAACGGCCCCACGGATGTTGTGGCGCGCAGACTGTGCCCCAAAACAGGTAAAAAACAACGCTTGGTGCAACGCCGATCGATGGCCGAGCTGATGGATGGCGCTACCCCAAAATATGAATATGAAACCATCACTATGGCAATGAAGATGGCGGACATGGCATTGATCCCGCACCCATGGGAATATGTGCCTGAGGGGCATACGGTCGTGCTGGTTGATCCCATGGATGATAGGTTTGCGGCGCTGGCACAGCATCAAAATAATGGCGGCGGGGAGGAAATTGTCAAAGCGCTTTACGATGGCAAGATTTACGCCGATAATGAGGCATTAACGAAACGCAAGGGGCCAGCTGATGTTATGCAGGCCGCGTTGCGGTTCAAATATTCAACCAAGTAGAAAATGGGAATCCCATGGCACCTGTTTTGTTTTTAATCGTGCTGCTGACCGGCACCGCGGTGAACGTAGAAAAAAGCGGCAACCCGCTTAATTCCGTTGGTGAGGCATATCACCGCACGGTGGATGCAATCAAAGAGGGCAACGCAAACACGCCGCGCCTTACGCAAGCCGAATACGCGAAGCAATATAACCAATAGTTTTTGGGTGTGTTCTGCTGTGTTCAATGCCCCCGCTGGCTGTGCCGCGGGGGTTTTTCTATAGCAGCACTTTGGCGGTGCCGATATAGCCATCGGTATTGCGCAGCGATGCGCGGTTGCCATCCGCGTCCACGATCACTGCATTGTGAAAATATGCTTTGCCCACGGTAAGGCCCGCGGTTTCGGTGGCGCTCATGGTGACTTTGAAAACACCATCCTCGGCATCCGTTACCGTGATGCCACTCACAAGCGTTTTTGTGATTACCGCATTGGTATCATTGGCAGCATCGATGCCGGTTGGATACAAACCCCATTCAAGGCTGCTGATGCCGGTGAGGTCGACCGGTGCATCATCCTCATCCATGGCCGTGATGATTAGCGCCTTGTCGTCACCCTTTACCAGCCTGAAATTCATGCTCATGGTTTTGCCCTTTCCCTAACGGATAGTAATGCCAATTTCAGACCGCTGCAATGATACTGCCTGCAGGGCGCTGGTTTTATGTGACCGGCCACCCAATGCGCTGGATCTGAAAACGCGGGCGGTCAGGCTCTCAGGGAAAAGCACCGTCCCTGGCTTTTGCGTGGATCCTGATACGGTGAACGGGTTAAGGGTGATGGCTGCAGCGCCGCGCACGATCACCGCGCCTGTGCCCTCAAATAAGGCGCTCTCCAATTCAACCGCGGCATGGGCCTGCACCTTGACGCTGGCCGTGGCGCTCAGGCCCATATCCTCAAGCGTGATAGCGGCATTGCCCACAACCGGCACCACGGCGGCGCTGGATGTAAATACCGGCCCCAGTGTGATGGCAGCATCGCCCTTGATGATAATTTGCCCCGTGCCGGTCGCGCTCAGCGCTGCCAACGCAAATGAGCTGGCTCCTTGTACCTTCACCGCGCCCGCGCCCGCGATCGTGACCGGCGCAAGCGTGAAAGCGCCATCTAGTGTGGATGAAAAGCCGATGCTGCCCACGGCGGTAAGATCACCCAGGGTGAAAGCAGCATCGCCTTGCACTTTAACCGCGCCCGCGCCCGCGATCGTGACCGCGGCCAGGGATACCCCCGCGGCGGCCTGCACTTTGACGCTGGCCGTGGATGCCAATGTCAAAGCGTCAAGGGTAAAAGCGCCGGTCCCCTTCACCAACGCGCTGGCGGTGGCGCTGAGGCTCAGGGCGGCCAGTGTGATTGCGGCCGCCGCCTGTACTTTGACGGTGCCCGCGCTGGTGAGTGAAAACGCGGCAAGGGTGAAAGCCGCGGCGGCCTGCACCTTGACAGCAGCTGTGCCCGCCACCGTGGTGGTGCCAAGAGTGAAAGCGCCATCGCCGGTGATACCGCTGGGAGGAGCCGTAAATGTCCAGTTTGTATTATTGCCGCCATCCGTGGAATTTGCGCCGGCATAAAATGGGGTTGAACCTGATGCAGTGATGCGCGTGAGGTTGATGTAATCGCAACTAACCGTGCCACTGGCAACCGAGAGCGTGGCATTGGTAGAGCCAGATGAGGAAGCCACCGTTATAAGGTTTCCGCTGGTGCCGGTCCATGCCGGCGGCACGATCACTGTGGTGGTGGTGCTGAGCGTAAATCTGACGTTTGCCAGAGGGTCAAGGATAATTTCATTGAAGGTATTTCCATCAAGGAATGTGAAAGTACCCGCGCCGCTGGCTCCTGCAATCTGTATATCATTGTATGTAGCACCACCGCCGCGCATAGTTTTTGCGCCGGCCCCAGTGTTTGTGGCGTTAATGGTAGAGCCTTGCGGATTTATTGTCAGATTTGTGGCAAGCGTATTTATATCCCAAACCAGGCCGGATGAGTTTTTTAAGGTCCAAACACCGTTGCCCATGTTCAAGACTTTTACACCGGATCCTGATGATACCAGAAATCGGTTTGTCGTTACGTTTCCGGTGATGTTGATGGTGCCGGCGGAGAATGTAATAGGCGATGCCGGCACTGTTATATTGCCCGCGTTGCTAACCGTGATGCCGTTTAAATTTAGCTGCAAGCCGGTTGTAAGGTCATAGCCCGCAAAATCTATTTCCCCTGATGACCAACCAGATGTTCCATTGTAGGAAAAATTTCCCCCCATGGTTATTTTACCAGATCCTGTGATTTGAAAAGCCCCGCCAATTGTTACCCCGCTGGTAAAGGCAATTTCGCCGGATCCAATGAAGTCAAACCTGGCAAGCGCTTTACCTGCCACGTTTATGGTTTTTCCCGTGCCGGATGTATCAGCTTGCAATACGGAGCTGCCCGTGTTGCCGCGGGTATAGGTCATTCCGGCGGAGAATGTCAGACTCCCCGAAAATTTCAGGTAACAAGCAGCTTTGTGCGTGAGTGTTCCGGTGTATCCGGTGCAATTAAGATCGTTGCAAACATTTGGTGTGCCGGAGGAGCCATTGATAGTTATGTTTCCTGAGTTGGAATCAAGAATTACATTGTCGCTGGCTGTGGGCACAGATCCTGTTGCACCGCCTCCTGATGTTAAAGACCAAGTTGCTGCAGAGTCCCAGTTGCCACCGCCCGATCGTCCATAATATGTGGCCATATTACCCCGCTACTTTTTCAGGGGTGTTTTTTTTCTCTAGAGATTCAGCTGTATGATCGCTGCTTGGATAACCCTCATTCTTTGAACGGGTAAGCTCCTCTGCTGCAGGTGCCTGGAGGCTTGCCCGCAAATCTAAATTATCATCCACATGATAAAAGAACGTGCTTTTAGGCAGCAGCTCGGTAATGAATTTATTACCGGAATAAATATAATATGGTCTGGTGCCGTTATTTGAGCAGGCCAATATCTCGGTCTGATTCCCGTCTTTATCTACTGGCATTTTATGCCCCCGCTATTTTTTGGAGGCGGCTTTTCCTGCATCGGCTGCAGCTGCCTCTTGGCTGGCTGCAATTTTCGCCTGAAGATTGGCCGCCTTGGTGACTTCACGCTCGGCGCGATCGTCACCCAGTTTTTTCAGGCGCTCATTTGCATGATCGCGCACCGCGGTGAGCGCGTCCGCAACTTCTTTTTCCGCCGCATCGTCATGACCGGAAAGATAATCAATATGCTTGATTGTCAGGTCGGTTTTTTCTTTAAGGTTCATGGCAGATGCCTCCTATGCGTTTGGCGCGGTGATGGTGAAACTATTGATAAGAACATCTTGCGTAGCCGCGATGCTCGTGTTGTCGACGGTAATATCACCGCCGCCGCCGGTTGCGGTCACACTGCCCTGCAGGTGGCAGGTGGTGCCGGTGGATTCGTAAATGCGCCAATGCGCCGCGGTGCCGGTGCCATCCGCGCTGGTATCTTCCCAGGTGCCGGCTTTGGCTTTTGTGCCGCCCGATGCCGCGGCCATCCAGTCGGATGGCAGTGTCATGGTGGCCAACACGGTGCCTGAGTCGGCTGTGCCGCAGTTTGCGGGCTGCGCGCCGGTGCGAATTTTTAAAACTGCTGAGGTACCCACGGCTACCTCGATGGCATCCAGCATCGCATTGCGGACGGTGGTGCTTAATTGTACGGTCATGGTCAATCTCCCCTGCTGAATATTTCGCGGTGCGCCGACAATCGTATGGCAAACAAACGCTTTGTGCAAATGGCTTTTTCATGCGAGGCTCCTAATGGAACAATCTCACAGGGGGCGGCGTTGGTAGCTGTAACTGATGATGCCGGTGCGCTGGGCAGCGTTGTAAACTCCGGAGCTGATATTGAAAAAGCCGCCGCACAAGGGCTTATGTCTATGTGGGAATATGGCGGCCTTATCACATTCATGGTTTTGGTGATTATCGGCATAACGGTTATTTCAGGACTTGTAATCCGCTGGCTCATCCAAAATAATCAGGACATGGCAGCCAAAATGCTTACAATGGCGGTCGATAGCAGCAAGGCAATGACTACCTTTGCCGATAGCGTTATGGCCAACACTGATGAGATGCGGAATTTTATCAATGAATACTACGCAACCAAAAACCGCCGCCGTCCGCGAAGCCGAAAACCTAGCAAAAAGGGTTCTCAAAGCGATGCCGGATGATCCACGCGGGTTTTTTAAGCGCCTCATATTTCCATGCCAGCCGCGTTTGGAGCAGCTGATGAATGTCCACAAGGCCGCGTGTGAAAATGCCATTTGCGCAGCTGAGGAAAATAAAAGCGTGCGCTGTGAAATTGTAGCGCTGGCCCGCGGAGTCACGGCGGTGCACGATGCTGAGGAAAATAAAAGCGTGCGCTGTGAAATTGTAGCGCTGGCCCGCGGAGTCACGGCGGTGCACGATGTATAATCTTGCGCCCCAGTATCAGTGGCTGGCAAAAGAACCTGGCCCGCAGCACCTCATTGAAATGCTCAAGATTATGGGCACAAAAGAAACCCCAGGCGCTGGCAACACGCCTGCCATCATGCAATGGGCTAAAGAGCTGGGGTCATTCGTTGGCATTGATTACAAGGCCGACTCGGAGGCGTGGTGTGGCATCGCAGCTGGTATTGCGCTTTTCCGTTCTGGCCTCAACCCGCCGAAAATTTGCGTGCGGGCATCGTCATGGGACACGGTCGGCACCGGTGTTGAAATCCCCGCGCTGGGTGACTTCTTGCGGTTTAGCCGTGATGGCGGCGGCCACATTGGTATTTATGTGGGTGAGGATCCAGGCGCTTACCATGTTGCCGGTGGCAATCAATCCGATATGGTAAATATAACACGCGTTTCCAAAACCCGCCTTGCCACGGCCCGCCGCGTGGCGGCCCGCAACATGGGGAACGTGCGCCGCGTGCACCTGCAACCCTCTGGTGCTTTGTCCGCAAATGAGCGATAATCCTGCAACTGAAACCAAACTTTGAGACAGGAGTCATCATGAATAAAGCAAAACTTTTTGCCCTTGGGCTGGGTGTGGTTATCGCCGCAATCAGTTTTTTCACGGGCAGCACAACCACGCTGGGTGATGCGTTTGCGATTGCGTTCGACAAGGAAAAAGCAGTCGCCGCCGCCGCTAAAATCATCAACGTGGAAACGGTTGAAACCGTACCGGCACAGCCCGTGCTGGTGGAAGATGCCGCGGCTGTAAAGCCGGTCGACACCACGGCACCGGCGGCATCACCCACGGGTGAAAGCGTTGGCCCGCAATCCAGCCTTGAGCCGGTGCAGCGCCACGCTGACACAAGGCGCACGGCCATTGCATCATCCCGAAGTTTTTTAAGCGGGCTTGATAGCGGCGGCGGTGATGGCCACCCCGAACCTCAACCGGCGAAAGCCTAAGCCATGCCAACCTGGGGCTTTGTCACAGGCGGGTTTTTAATTCTGATCGCAGCCATTCTGTGGCTGCGATTGGATTCCGTGCAGAAAGATTTGGCCACATATAAGACCGCCTATGCAGCCGAGAAAAAACTGCGCGCAGAAGAACAAGCAGCCACCGCCACGCAAATACAGGCGCTGGAAACCTTCACAAAAAATGAGCGTGAGCGCCTTGAGCGCAATGTTGAAACGCTGAAATCCATTGAGGCCGTAAATGATAACGACATTCCGCCTTGCCATCCTGTGCTGTGCAATACTGTGCGCGGCCTGCAATGGCCAACCGAAACCGGAGCTGCAAATAAACGGTGAGGTGCCCGCCTCACTTTATCAGCGACCCGCCATGCCAAAACCGTTGCCCGCCGCGGCCACGCAAAAGGATGTGGCGCGCTGGGCTGTAGGCACATGGGATGCGCTGGTGCAGTCAGTTGAAAAGCTGGATGCGATCAAGGCAATTCAGGAACGGGCGAAAGCCGCGCGCGCTGCAGAAAGTAAGTGAGCGCCATGGAACGTCCGCACAAGCCAAAGCGTTGGCCTTACCGCCGCATCCCTGACCGCATCATGCCCGCCCCTGGCACGCCCGCGGCCCCACTGAAAAAGCCCCGCCATCGCTGGTGGGGCTTTTTACTGATTCCCTTTGGCATCAATTCGGGTTCACCTGACCAGGCCAACCTGCTTACAGGCCGCTGGTGCCATACCCCGTTTATGCACTCATCCGCAATGTACGATGCTCAGGGGTTTGCGGTGATAGCATTGATACCCATGGATCCAAAGCCGTGGGAATGCGGCCTCTGTCATGTATGGCCCCCTTAATCATGCTCAATTCTATCACGGAAAATAAAAAGCGACACCATATTGCTATGGTGCCGCGCCGCGCGGCGGTCATGATTTAAGCTGCGAAACCAAGGCAAGACGGAAACCGCGGGGGGTTTTTACACCCGCCCGCAATATGTCAGGCTTTGGCTACCGGCGCAACATTCATTTGTTTCAGCTGCTGCGCGCTGGACAGGCCGAGTGCGTTCAGCTGATCGACAAAGAAAAACAATTCCGGTGCTGCCTTGGTGTCAATGAGCGCCTGCAGGAATGAAATCAAAGCCAGCAAGTGGCCCGCTGCACCGGCGCACAACAGGTCGCTGGCAAAGTGGGGCATGGCCGGTTTGAATTTGTCCCCGTGGCGATCGATGTATTCAAGGCCGGTGCGCGTGTGCATGGCCGTGCAAGCCTCACTGAAATTCATGGTGAAATCCTGCACCACGGCGCGCGCGGCCTCACTCATTTTCCAGTCTTCACACAGCGACTCGACCCCATGGAAAAGGTGCGCCACCGCGGCATCCCGAAAGGCCACGGCCTCAGGCGCTATGGGTGGCAGCAGGTCATTGGCCGGTTGACGCTGGGGCACGCGCTCAGGCGTGAATATGCGGGCGCGCTCGATGCCACGGATGGCAGGTTCACAGCTTTTCATTGCGCGCCGCCTTTCCAGATGCCGCCGGTGCCAAGGGTCTTTTCCATGAAAGCCTGCCCGCCGGTCAGCAGTGAAATCTCATCCTCAATACCCTGTGCCACGCTGGCCGCATGATCGGCCAGCCCCTGTAGGCCCATTTGGGTGAGGATTTGCTGGCCCTGGTCAATTTGGGCCTTGGCGCTTATCAGGCGCTTAATGTCAAAATTCTTATATGTCATTGCTTTTGCTCCTTGGTTTCGCTGGGGACATTTATAAACAGGATTCGCGGGGTGTCGCAAGGGGGCCAGTTGACGAGGGGGCAGCAATTAGGCACCATGCCACCATAAACCAACCAACCACATAAGGAAAAATTTCACCATGGTACTGGAAGCACAATTAAACGAGTCCACACAAAAGGTTGAGGCTTTGCAGGTCAAGCAGGCAATCATTGCCAAGTGGCCCGCACGGCTGGCCGCGCTCAAGATGGAGGCGCAAGATTTTTGTGGCCGGTACGGGCTGGACCGTTTCACGTTTTCAAAATGGTGCACCGGCGCACAGGTGCCAGAGTGGTGGTGCGTGCGGGCGGTTGAGGCGGCATTTTCAACTGAGGAAAAGCGCCGTGGATAACCCTGTGCATAAACAGTGTATGGCGCTGGGTATTAAAAAATGGCCGTTTTTTGTCCATGGAACAAAACGTGTTTTCGCACAGGTTATTAACAGGCAGCGGCTCGGCGGAAACAAGCGGTGCGACTCGGAAAAGTTTTGAGTTATGCACAGCACCATCAACTACTACCTTAAATAAATCTATTATAATATAATTATAGGGGAGCCGTATGGCCGTAAAAAACCACAACTGCGATGTGATGGCAGGGCTGCGCGCCATGCCGGATGATTATTTTGATTGCGTGATAACCTCACCCCCGTACTGGGGCTTGCGGGATTATGGGGTTGAGGGCCAGCTGGGCATGGAGCCAACGCTGGGCCAGCACCTGGATGCCATGGTGCGGGTGTTTGCCGAGGTGCACCGCGTGATGAAACCAACCGGCACGCTGTGGCTGAATTACGGGGATTGCTATGCCGCCGCACCGAACGGGCGCAGCGCTGCAGCCACCAAGGCCGCTGGCAATGACGACCGCACATTCCGCGATAAGCCAATGTCCACGATCGGCGGCGTGCTGAAATCAAAGGATTTGTGCATGATACCAAACCGGCTGGCCATTGCCCTGCAGGAGTGGGGCTGGTGGTGCCGGTCAGAGTGCATCTGGGCAAAGCCAAACCCGATGCCTGAAAGCGTGCGTGACCGGCCAGCCACGGCGCACGAAAAGGTTTTCATGCTCACCAAGGCCGCAAAATATTTTTACAACGGTGATGCGGTCAGGCAGCCATGTGTGGGCACGAGCCTGTTTGAAAAATCCACCGGCGTGGGTTTCCGGTATCAGGATGCCAACCGTGAAAAAGTCCGCGTGAATGGTAAGGGCGGCATAAGCGCCGCTGGTTATGATGATCGCAAGCAGCGTGATGAAACCGGCAACACACGGCCACCCCTGACCATGCGCGACCGGCAATACAACCCGCTGGGCCGCAATCTGCACAACTGGGAACCGCCGCCGCTGCAGGTGTGGGAAATAGCCACGCAAGGTTTCAAGGATGCGCTGCTGCACACCTGTGCTTTGACCGGCGCAAACCCGCCGCCGAAAATGAAGGTGGGTAAGAAAAAAGCAGGGCGCACGCTGGATGGCGTTATTCATGACGGTTATCCAAACACCCGCGTCCTGGCATGGAGCAAAACCCCGCAATGATACACAAGCGCGAATTTAATAAGCTGACACCTGAGGGGCAAGCAGCTGTGATGGCAAAAGAAGCGCCGAGCGCGAAACAGTTCACAGCGTTTCGGCCACACAACCCCGCAAGCGTTGGTGGGTTTCTACGCGGCTGGGTGCCCACGCTGGGTGGCATCACCGTGACCATGGCAGACTGGCCTGAGGCGTTTCCCGATCGATGCAGCGCCAAAGCAGCTGCAAAGGCATACCGTGAAGGTCAGCGCGCCATTGCGGCCGCAGCTGAGCGCCGCGCAAATGAGGCAGGTGCGTAATGGTCATGACGGAAATCAGACAAGGCGATTGGATGCAAACCGCAAGCGGGCGGCAATTCTGGCCGATCGACCCGCGGCCTCAGGATATTTATATTGAGGACATTGCCCACGCGCTGGGCATGATGTGCCGTTATAACGGGCACTGCATCAAATTTTATTCCGTGGCGGAACACAGCGTGCATATAAGCCGCGCGCTGCCACCGGAGTTTGCGCTGTATGGCCTGCTTCACGATGCCCCTGAGGCATATATTGCTGACATAGTGCGACCGGCCAAGCGTTTCATTGATGGGTATGTTGCGGTGGAAAACCGTTTGATGATGGCAATCGCGCAGCGTTTCAAATTGCCGCTGACCATGCCGCCAGAAGTAAAGCGCGCTGATAATGCCATCCTGGCTGATGAAGCCGCGCAGGTGATGGGGCCAGCACCATGCTCATGGAATCTGGCAGAGCCACCGCTGGGTGTTGAGATTGCATTTTGGTGCCCGCGGCGCGCAACGCTGGAATTTATGGCGCGCTTTAAAGAGCTGGTGCCGGATCATGTTTAAAAAAATCCGCGCAGCGCTGGTATGGTTGAAAGAAGGGCTGCAGGCCATGGCAGACTTACAGACCGGCGGGTATGTTGGTTTTCCGGTCAGCGGTGAATTGCGCGCGGTAATGCGCAGCCTTGAGGAACACGTCGACACCGCCAAGGTGGTTTATTTATATACCGATCAATTCACGGCAACATAAGGAGTGCGCCATGCTTGATGCAACTGATCTGAAACCATACCCCGATGGCCCAGGCTTTGCGCGTGACAGTGAAACGTCCCGCATGGCAGCTGAGCAAGTTGATGATGAGGGCCAGCTGGTCGATGTGCTTTCATGCTTTCACAGCGTGGCGCACACCGGCGCAACGTGTGATGAAATCACCGTGATGATGAATAATAAATATCCACGCTGGCGCGGCATGGAGTGCGGCACGGTGGCGGCCCGTATGGTCACGCTCAAAACCAAGGGCATAATTTTCAGCAAGGGTGAGCGCCGCAAAACCCGCAAGGGCCGATCGGCGGAGGTGTTTATTCATAAAAATTACATGGAAGCCCAGGGCAGGCTGTTTTGATATATGGCAACCCGCAGACCCTTACCTCAGCTGCTTGCGCGGTATGCCGCGCTGGTGCAGGGCATTTGCAAGGCTCATGGGTTCACCATGGCGCTGGTGTGCCAGCCAGGCGCAAGCCGGTCACATGGCAAAGCGCGGCGCGCAGTGGCGCTGGCCTTGAAAGCCGAGCGCCTTACATCGGGGGAAATCGGTGCTATACTGTGCCGCCACTACACCACGGCGCAATACCTGTACGGTGCGCACGATCACCGCATCCCGCAGCGTAGGCAGCGCGCCCGTGACCACAAAGCCAAACGAAAAGGAGCCGACCCCATGAGCAAGACCGAAAATGAAAACAAAGCCAAAGGCGAAACCGCACCGGTGCCTGAGGCATATAAGAATGGACCGAAGGTGAAAATCGTGGCGCGCCCTGTGAAAATCAACCGCGGTACCGAAACCGAGCAGCAGCAACGCACGCACAGCCGCAATGATGTGGTGCGTGATGCGCAACGCACGGCCAAGAGCCTTAATGCCGCGCAAAGGCAGCTGCAGGCCATCACGGCGCTGGTGTCCGGTGATGCGGATGAGGAAAACCAAGAGGCCCAGTTTTTCATTATCGGTGTGGCGCTCAAGCCCACTGAAAAGGAGCCGGCGCACTGCGCGCTGGAGGATGGGATCTGGTTTTCACAGCGCGCCGCCCTTGAACATTTTGAGGCGCACCGCGGGGATTATTCCAAGGCCGCTGGTGTGCACGGTTTCAAAGGCCGGTCGGGTGACTTTGCCAACCTGCTTGCATTAACGGAGTAGCCACCACCATGCTTGATATGGCCACCTTAAAAATTAGTGATGCACCGCCCCAAGCTGGGGCGATGCTGGATGCACAGGGCCGGTCCACGCTGGGTGGCCCGCGGCGCACCGCCGGTGATTCCTTTGTCGGTGATGTGGCACAAGCCATGGCTGACCACTTCAAAGACGACCCGCTGGTGGAGGGTATCAGCTTGAATGGCACACCGGTGTTGCCTCAGGACCGCGCGCCAAACGATGTGGGTGGCGTATCAGGGCAGCGCCTTAAGCAATTCATTGAACGTGTTGAGCGCGTGACCGCTGAGCAAAAGGCGCTGGGTGATGATAAAAAGCAAATTTTTGCAGAAGCGAAAAGCACAGGCTTTTGCACCAAAACCATGCGCAAGATTATCAGGCTGCGCGGCATGGACGCTGAAAAGCGCCGTGAAGAGGAGCAGATGCAGGAGTTGTATATGTCAGCCATCGGTATGCAAACGGAAATGGATGTGTGATATGGATGCCGAGTTTGCGCAAGGGTATAGGGATGGCCGTTGCCCTGATACGCCTGAGCCAAACAGCAACCGGCACCCTGCTTATATTCACAGTTTCAAAGTCGGCCGCGGTGAAATCAACGGCACACCGATACCCGTGGCAATTTCACGGGCAGCGGTGGCCAAAATAGAAAAGGAACACGGTCATGATTAAATCCGGCCCTAGCGCCATCAAAACAGTTTTGGGACACAGCAGCAGTGCAGGCGGCCATGCCGTGCACCCACATCAACCCGCCGCAACCAGGATCCTAAGCAATGAGCAAAAGCCCAGCCAAAAAGAAACCCGCAAAAAATATTGACCTCAGCAACGCTGGGGCCATCAATGCCCAGCTGGCCGGTGATGCACCGGCACCAGATACAAAGGCGCTGGTTGAGCGTGCCCTGCGCGAAGGTGTGCCAGGCATGGCGCTGGTGGCTGATCTGGTGCCCTATGCCACGAATGCGCGCACACATAGTGAGGAGCAGGTCGACAAGCTGTGCGGCTCCATCCGCGCCTTTGGTTTCACAAACCCCATATTGCTATGGAAAGACAATTTAATCATTGCGGGCCACGGGCGCTGGATGGCCGCCAAAAAGCTGGGGCTGCCAAAGGTGCCGGTGATGCGCCTTGAATACCTTTCCGAAACGGAGTGTAAGCAATACGTTTTGGCCGACAACCGCCTTGCGCTGGATGCGGGCTGGGACAATGAAATGCTCAGCCTTGAAATGAAATCGCTGGCCGATATGGGGGCCGATTTGAGCCTCACCGGTTTCACCGAAAAAGAGCTGCAGGCGTTGCTGGCTGAAAAAACCGAAGGGCTTACGGATGAGGATGAGGAATTTGCATACCCCGCCCGCCCGTGCACCAAACCAGGCGATGTGTGGTTGCTTGATGGCCACCGGATCCGGTGCGGCGACTCCACCGGCGCTGATGATGTAAAGGCGCTGCTTGGCAGCGTGGTGCCCATGCTGATGGTGACAGACCCGCCGTATGGCATGAAATACGACCCTGCATGGCGCGGCAAGGCCAAAAACGCGGATGGTTCACCCCTCAGCACCGGTGAAAACCGCGCCGTGGGTGTGGTGCAGAATGACGACCGCGCGGATTGGCGTGAGGCGTGGGCATTGTTCCCAGGCACCGCCATGTATGTTTGGCACAGCGGTATATTTTCAGCCGTGGTGCAGGCCAGTATTGAGGAGTCGGGCTTTGCCGTGCGCGCGCAGATCATTTGGCGCAAAAACCATTTTGCCATTGGCCGCGGGGATTACCACCCGCAGCACGAGCCGTTGTTTTACGCGGTCAAGAAAAACGGCAAGTCGGGGTGGAATGGCAGCCGCAAGGAGTCAACGGTTTGGGATATTGATAAGCCGCAGAAAAGTGAAACCGGCCACGGCACGCAAAAGCCGGTTGAATGTATGCGCCGCCCGATCGTCAATAACTCCAGCCCAGGCCAAGTGGTTTATGACCCGTTTCTAGGCAGCGGCACCACGGTCATTGCGGCTGAAACCGAGGGTCGCCTGTGCTTTGGTATGGAAATCGACCCTGGGTATGTTGATGTGGCTGTGAAGCGCTGGCAGGAGTTTACGGGCAAGCAGGCCACGCTGGAAGGTGATGGCCGCACGTTTGATGAAATCTGTGCAGCCTGGGCAGAAGAGCCACCGGCGGGCACTGAGGGTGAAACAGCGCCTGAGCGCGGCACCGCTGGGGGCAAGTCTCGCAAAAGTAAGGGTTGAAATTGCACACTGGGTGTTAATGTGAAACATTTTGAACATGAAAAAGTGTTCGAAATGCAAACAGGATAACCCCCGCGACCACAGGTATTGCGCCCCTTGTCATGCTGAAAATATGCGTGAGTGGCGGAAAACCAACATAGTAAGCCCTGAGCAAAAGATAAAACAGAACGCCCGCGCCTATGCCAAAACCTACCGCCGCCGCGGCCTGTTGATCGAGGCTGATTGCTGCCAAGACTGTATTTCATGTGAAACAAAACTTGAAATGCACCATGAGGACTATGCCAAGCCGCTGGCAGTTATATGGCTTTGCCGCCCCTGTCACCTGAAAAGGCACCTGCCCAGCCTTGCCCCCGAAAGCCCCTAAACCCCGCATCGTTCACTTTGCCGCCCTGTTTAATAAACGGGGTGGCGCGTCCGCTGCCTGCAGCGAGTCGCCGCGGGCCATCAATATGCGCCGCGCCACATGGTCAATCTCGTGGGATGCCGTGACCTGCAAAGCCTGCCTTGCCGTGCGTGCCGCGCAAAAAAACAAATAAGCGCAGCCACTTAGCTATAAACCCGAAAAAAAGCGCGCTCAATGCGCTTTTTTGCTTGGTGGTTTGCAACTATGGCGCTATATTCATGGGGTAAGTGATGCGAAACCAAGGAGCTTAAAATGTCATTCAAAATTACAGCCATTGAAAAAACCCGTGCCCGCCTGATCGCAAGCGAAAGCACCACGGACAGTCCCTTGCTGGCCGATATGATTAAAACTGCCTATGAAACCCACGGGTATGAGGTGGTGGTTAAGCATGAAGATGGTGGCCGCACCCGTGAAATTGATGGCAGCGCCATTGATTTGTCCCTGCCTGTTTATGACTCTTTGATGGGGCGCTAATCATGAGCATCTTGAAAAACACGCTGGCCCACATAGCCAAAAAACACCTGAATATTGAAACGCTGGAAACGCGCAACGGCGACTCGCTAGACTTTCACGATGTGTCGGTTTGGCAGCTTAAGGCCGCACTGGCCGCCGCGTATGAGCAAGGCCGCGCCACCGCGCTGGCAGAAAAGGCATAGGAGCAATTATGAAACACAGATTAATGGAAATTACTCATAATACGTCCGACCCGTACGGCGCGCGCATCATCATTGCCTGTAATGGGTATGAAATTGATGTGCGGTCTAATGAGGACGGTATTTTAGTGGAAATTCAAAAGCCCGATAGGGAGTCCGCTGAGTGCAGCATTGAATTTACCGAGGCCGAGGCACGGCCATGACGTTTTTACAAGCCGCCAATGTTGGCCTCCCCCTGATCTTTGCCGGTGCCGCGTATGTGGTGCATCGTGCGAAGCCCCGCAAAATAAACCTGCACGCACGGCCATACGACCCGCGCGGGATCCCGATTTACATCACACCCGAAACCAAAACAGGAGATGAGAATGTCCAGTGAATTGCTTTTGTGTATAGGCGGCCCCGCGGATGGGCAGCAGCTGGCCAGTGCCGGCGAAACGCTGCGCGTGTCGAAAAATGTCAGCCCCGCATTGCTGGCCCCAGGCGAAAGCCCTTACTGCGATTATAAGCGTGTGGTGCTGTTGTGTGAGGATCAACCCTTCACGTTTTGGGCACCTACGGACTACACGCATTATAAAACCATGATGGCGCTGGTGCAGGGCTATAAGGTGGCAGCATGAGAAAAACAAAGGGCAAGGCGGATGCCGCCGATGTGTTCACGGGTCAGCGCCTGCGCGCCGTGCGGACCGCACTGGGATGGTCACAGGAAAAGCTGGCCGCGGCCATCAAAGTGACATTCCAGCAAGTGCAAAAATATGAAAGCGGTGCCAACCGCATCACGGTCAATCGGTTCTTTGATATTTGCCGCGCGCTCGATGTGTCGCCGGTGAATTTCATGCCGGATGATGTAAAGCAGCTGGTGCATCGCGCCGCGGGAGTTGATGGTCATGGCAACTGATTATTTTGTGTCATACAGTTTCCGTAGCGGCGTGCTTAGCGGCTTTGGCAGTGAAGTGGTGGCGATCGATGGCCACATCACCGAGGCCACGCTCACCGAATTGAAAGCGGGCCTGCAGGCCGCGCTTATTGAGCGTGATTCACTGGCAGAAGATACCAACGTGGTAATTTTAAACTGGCAGCCCATAGGCAATTTTTACTTTGCGGTACCGGATGAGGATGCACCGTATGAAGCACCGGAGGGCTGGGTTTTCGTGCCCGATCGCCTGCAGCCCATAAGCAAGGCATTACCCGCGGCCCTGGGTGAGTTTCAGGTGCGCGGCAAGGATGGCCAGATGGTGCCGGTGCCATGGAAAACAGTGCGCCACATATATGCTGCAGTTGTTGCGCTTTACAAACCCGCAGCAAAACACATGACTGAAAAAACTGCTTAACTTTAACAGAAGGAAATTCCACCAATGCTTGCCGATAAAGTACACACCACCGTTGAGGTAAAACACTTCCATTTATTTTGCGGCCTTGGCGGCGGAGCAAAAGGATTCAACAAGGGCGCAGCGCGCGTGGGCAATATGCAGGCATCGTTTAGGTGCCTTGGCGGTATTGATAACGACCCCGCCTCGATCGCAGACTTTCACAGGCTGGCCGGTGTGCAAGGCACGCTGTTGGATTTGTTTTCGCGTGAGCAATACGAAGCTTTTCACGGTAAGGAACCTCCAGCTGGATGGCGTGAGGCTGGCACGATGGACATTCATGCAGCAGCTGGTGGTGAGCGCCCGCACATTGTGTTTTTGTCAGCACCATGCAAGGGCTTTTCCGGCCTGCTATCCGAAACGCGCAGCAAGACGGATAAATACCAGGCATTGAACGCATTGACGCTGCGCGGCGTTTGGCTTGCGCTTGAGGCATGGAAAAATGATCCGGTCGAGCTGTTTGTTTTTGAAAACGTGCCGCGCATTGCCAACCGTGGCCGTGCCTTGCTGGATCAAATTGTGGCGCTGTTTCGGTCATACGGATATGCCGTTGCTGAAACCACACACGATTGCGGTGAATTAGGTGGTCTGTCACAAAGCCGAAAACGCTTTTTACTGGTAGCGCGCCACATGGAGAAGGTGCCCCCGTTTTTGTATGAGCCTGAAAAGCAGCGCCTTGGTGCCGTTGGTGATGTGCTGAGCCGGATGCCCCTCGCTGGGGATCCTGCAGGCGGCCCGATGCACCGCGTGCCCGCGCTGCAGTGGAAAACATGGGTAAGGCTTGCATTTGTGGAAGCTGGCAGCGATTGGCGGAGCCTCAATAAATTGCGGGTTGAGGATGGCAAGCTGGCTGATTATCTGATCGTGCCGCATCACCCGAACGGTTTTATGGGTGTGAACAAATGGGAGGAGCCGGTTGGCACTGTGGCCGGTGCATCGCGCCCTGGCAACGGCAAGTTTTCAGTGGCCGACCCGCGCGCATCGTGCATCGATCGCCACGGCCCGCTGGGTGTTGTGGGTTGGGATGAAAACAGCCGCACGATCGCCGGTGAAAGTTTTCCCACAAACGGCAATTTTTCAGTCGCGGATCCGCGGTATGACGGAAAAACTTATGAGCCGTATGGCGTTTTAAACTGGAGCGACACCGTTGGTGTTGTCACCGGCCAACGCTCACCAGGTCAGGGCACGTTTTCGGTGGCCGACCCGCGGCCGCCTGGGGTGGCATTTAGAAAATATCAAATTGTGAAATGGGACGGACCTTCCGGCACCGTCATTGGCGGTGATGATAATGGTGCCTATGGTGTTGCGGATCCGCGGCACTTTGGCCCTGCAAAGCATAGCAATGAGATGGCGGTGCGCGTGTGGGATGAAAACAGCCGTGCCGTGACAAGTGCACACAGCACCGGCCAGTGCATTGCCGACCCCCGTGTATTACATCGCAGCAAGGGCGACAATTATTTGACCGGCGGCCATTATGGTGTGTTGCCATGGGATGCTCACTCAGGCGCGGTTTCCGCCTCAGCTGGTTGTGATAATGGCAGATGGTCAATAGCCGACCCGCGTATGCCATCGGAAAAAACACAGCTGGTGGCCATGATTAAGGCGCTGGATGGCACATGGCACCGCCCATTTACGACTCTGGAATTGGCCGCGTTGCAATCGCTGGTGGATCCTGAGGAATTTCTGGAGCTGGACGGTTTGTCAGATGGCGCATGGCGTGAGCGCATAGGCAATGCCGTGCCGCCTGATGCAGCAGCTGCAATCGCCGGTGTGATGGGCACCACATTATTGCTGGCCTGGTCAGGTGAAACATTCATGCTGAGCAACACCCCAATTTGGGTGCAGCCGGTGGCAATGGCTTTGTCTGTAAAGCAGGAGGTGCACGAATAAACATGACCGGTGCGCAGTTAAAAGCATGGCGGAAATTTATGAAGTTGTCGCAGCGCCGCGCTGCGCACGACCTTGGTTATAGCCGCCGCCATTTTCAGGATATGGAAGAGGGCACCGAGCCGGTGCGCAGATCCGTGGAATTGGCGTGCGCAGCCATGGCGCTTGGCATTACTTGTTACAACGGGCCAGAGGATGGCCGACGAAAATGATTATAAATCCACTGTATGTTTTGCACCCAGGTCCGGTGGATTCTGCCCATGATGCAGACACCCACTTCATTCCCGCGGATGTGCTTTGCCGTTTGTATAAGGTGCCGCGCGATCGCTGCATTATAACCGGCGAGGAAAATACTCACTGCAGCGCCGCGCAAATACCGCATCTTATACACCTGTATCCGCGCAAAGATGGAGATTACAGATTGCCTGGTGAACAATCAGCCAGTGTAATTGCAAACGAGCGCCTGCAGGCTTTAAAGCGCTGCACCTTTCCAGTTGGCCATCCTCATAAGAGTTTCGTGCGCAATTTAACTGTAGGCCAGACCATGAGCGAAAGGCAGATGCATTATATTGAGATACTGGCATGGCGATACAGGCGGCAAATACCTGCCAGATTGCGGCCGCGACAAAAACCAACAGACTTGCCATCACAAGCAAAAGAACCGCAGATAAAAAAATCATTCCATGAGGTTGATGATGAATAAAATTATTGAGGCGATTTTAAAATTCTGGAAGTCACCGATCGACATAGGCACCACCACTGACGAGGACAATGCCATATGAAAGGTAGTGCAATAATTTTACGTGATTATCCCCTAGGCGTAAGTACGCAAGAATCGGCATAAGTGTTAAGATTCCAGCATGAAAACAGTCCGCACAACCATAAAATACGATGGCCCAGCATTATCTGGAAAATCTATGGACGTTGCGGACTTGGCTCCCTCCCTTATTGCCTTGTCTGACCTTATTAAATCGGCCAATCGCCAATTTAACGGTGATCGCGCAGGTGTAAAAATCCTTGTAAATGCGAACCTAGAACAAAACTGCTTTGAGCTGTTTATAGACCTTGCTCAAACGGTATGGGAATCCGTTTCCAACCTCATCGCGGATGACAGGATCGCCACTGTCAAAGAATTAGCGGAATGGGTCGGGATTGTAAGTAGCGGTTCTGGGATTAGTTTGTATGCCCTTATAAAAATCCTGAAAGGCAAAACGGTTGAAGGTGTATCTGTCGTTCAAAAAGATGGAAAAAACAATGTGCAGATCAATATCAATGGTGATGGAAATAGTGTTCTTGTAAGCCAGCCAGTTTATGAGATGTACAAAAACCAAAATGTAAGAAATTTGGCCGTTCAAGTTATGGAACCTCTTAAAAAAGAGGGATATGACAGCCTAGAGTTTTATGACGGTGATGGTGTGGTGTACGAAAAATTTACAAAAAAAGACGTTCCTTCAATAAAGGACGGTGACTTGCCAGAAGTGCAGCCCCAAAACGTCACAAAATCAAAAATCCGTACTGTTGTTCGGATTAGAAAACCCGCTTATGAGGGCAATTCAAAATGGACGCTTGTATATAAACGCGCCATTGAAGCCACTATTGAAGATACAACTTGGTTAAATCAGTTTCAAAGCAATGCAGTGAGTGCGCCGCCGGGTAGCGCATTGGATGTTGATATGGAGGAAACGGTCATAATTAACAATCGTGGAGAACAGATAGAAGACCCCACATATATTGTAACCAAAGTTTATGCTGTAACACTTTATAAGAATATACTACCAAATCACCTTACTTAGGTCAAAGGGATAATCACGTACAATAAAAGGCTATGAATATTATGGAACGCTGAAAGAAAACGCCAATGGCAACATGATACCAATATCTCGAATTGAGCGTGATGCGTTTAGGTTTCCATCAAGTGCAGCGCTGGAGCGCAATTATCTCTTTGCTTTGGCAACGAGGTATAAGCAGCAAAAATTTATGGGGAATATTTTATGAATGAAGAAAAGCAAACAGGATGGCGCATCGCTGACATTGTAGAGCAATGGAAACACAGCATCGGCATACCGGTGCACATGGAGCCGATCATGAATAATGAAAGGCCGCCAAAGCAGGTTGGTGTGCGTGAGGAAATCGCCTATGACCATGACAACGCCATCGCCACGCTGATCCGCGGGCAGAACCTGCAAGGCAAAGTGCCCACGCTTTTCCCCATGTTCCCTGATCTGATGGTCTATCTGTTGCGCCGCGGCTGCCAATTTAAAATTAAACCAAACCCTTATGAGGATGAAAATGTCACACAACACTGAGCCTGGACCGATTGACTACCCCGCCACCTGCAGCGTCGACGGTTGCGGCGCGCTTACTGAATACTGTGCCCATGGCAAGGCATGGAGTGAAACCACCAAAGCAGCTGAGCGCACGGAGGAAAACTGTGCGCGTTTTGAGTTGGGTGTTGCTGTGTGCGGCGCTCATGTTGAATACCTGCAGCCCGCGCTCATCATATCAGATGAGGGCTGGCAACAGATTGTGGCCCCGTTCAGGGCTATGGGCTGGCCAGCACCATTGCGGGAGTCGATCGTCATTACAGCTGTGGCACTGCCACCAAAAGCCAAGGAGCGCGCATCATGATGTGGTTTATATTGTTTGTCGTTTATGTGTTGGTGCAGAGCCATAGGCAACGCACATTTTACAAGCAGCTGGCTGACCATAACCGTGAGGCCATACTGCTGTGCGCGGATACCATGGAGCATTGCGCTGACGTTATAGACAAGCTGTGTGATGATGATGGCGCTGATGATACCCGTGTGCGCGCCGGTGCCAAGGCGCGTGATGCGGCTGAGCGTGTGCGCTTCACATCGACACCCATTACACGCACGGGCCAGGTGATACCATTGCGCCCTGGCAAGGCAGGCTGACCGTGCCATCCAGACCCCCAGTGTTTCGCCCGCACGCACCACACGCTGCCAACGCATCGGCACCCACTGCACCTGCGCACACAGGTGAGGGTCCGCGGCTATACAACACAGCTGAGTGGCGGCGCTTGCGTAAGGAGCAGCTGCAGGCCGAGCCGTTCTGCTGTATGTGCATGGCAGATGAAGGGCGCACCGAACGGGCCACCATAGTGGACCATAGGATCCCGCACCGCGGCGACCGCGTGTTGTTCTTTGACGCGGGCAACCTGCAGAGCCTGTGCAAGCCTCACCACGATGGTAAAAAGCAATCGCTTGAGAAGGGAGGCACAGGCACGCGGCTGAAAAGGCGCACCGGTGTTGATGGTTTGCCCTTGCCATAATGGATGTACGGGGAGGGGGGCTAAAAAGTTGCCAGGTGTACGAGCCAAAGAC